CTACAGAATCTGTTACTCCAACACCCACAGTAACTCCAACCAATACAATTACTCCTACAGAGTCTGTTACTCCAAGTATTACTCCTACCAATACAGTCACACCAAGTAATACTAATACTCCCGGATTATCTCCTACACCTACTCCGAGTAACACTCCTACTATATCTTTAACTCCTAGTATAACCCCGACAGAGTCTCTTACACCAACTCCAACAGCCACTCCTACAGAATCTGTTACACCAACTAATACAGTAACACCAACAGTAACACCAACCAATACAATTACTCCTACAGAGTCTGTTACCCCTACACCAACAGTAACACCAACCAATACAATTACTCCTACAGAGTCTGTTACACCAACTAATACAGTTACTCCTACAGAGTCTGTTACCCCTACACCCACAGTAACACCGACTGAGTCTGTTACCCCTACACCAACACTAACACCGACTAATACAGTAACACCGACTGAGTCTGTTACCCCTACACCCACAGTAACTCCGACTAATACAATTACCCCTACAGAATCTGTTACTCCAACACCCACAGTAACACCAACCAATACAATTACCCCTACAGAATCTGTTACTCCAACACCCACAGTAACTCCAACAGTAACTCCCACAGAGTCTGAGACCCCAACCCCAACCCCAACAGTAACATCAACAATAACTCCAACAGAATCTCTTACTCCTACACCAACAGTAACACCAACAGTAACTCCTTTACCTGATCCTGGAGTTGAATCCTTTGCTATCCAAGTTGATACCTTTGTAACTCAAACGCCAACCACAACAAGGACTCCTACTCCAACAAGGACCCAGACAAAGACTCCAACCCCTACTAGGACTCCTACTAGGACTCCTACTAGAACTCCAACTCCCTCCAGACCTTAATTATTAATATCAAATTAACATAAATATAATACGAATATGGCTACAGACAACAACCAATTTAGATTAAAATTAACACCAAGTACATATTACCACTTCACAGTTGATTGGGGTGATGGTGCTAGAGAAATGTTTACCGGAACTACTAATTCATTAGAAGCATCTGCTGGTTTAACACACATTTATGCTCAACCTGGTATTTATAATGTACAAATCACAGAATTGTCTGCTGGTGGATTTCCTTCTGTTTATTTTAACGGTGTAGATAATACATCATGGTATGTAGATGATTCTAAAGTTAGAAGAGTGAATCAATGGGGTCATGTTGCCTGGAAAACTTTAGAAGGGGCTTTTGAAGGGTGTGTTAATTTAAGTGCTGTAGATACTACCTCTTCTAAATTAACTGGGGTTGATTCTTTAAATGAGGTTTTTTGGAATTGTGGTCGTTTAAGTGCACTTCCTGTTTCTTTTCCAGCAGTTATTAATCATGATAACGGATATGACAATGCATTTTCAGGTTGTACAAGAATAACTTCAATGCCTTATATCGAACTCAGTGGAGTAACTTCATTAAGTTCTACATGGCAAAATTGTTCAAGTTTAACAACATTTCCTTCACTCAGTACACGAAATATAATTTCAATGCTTCAAACCTGGTTTAATTGTAATTCTTTGACCTCATTCCCTCAGCTTAGTACACCAAATGTGGTTGATTTCTACAACACATGGAACAATTGTAATTCTTTAAGTTCTTTTTCATATATAGACACATCAAAAGCAACACGGCTTGAGGGTGCTTGGTTTAATTGCAATTCTTTGACCGCATTCCCTCAGATTAGTACACAAAATGTATCTAATTTTAATGATGCTTGGGGCAATTGTTCTAACTTAAGCGCTTTCCCTACTTTAAACACTTTAAGCGGAACTGATTTCAACGCCGCCTGGTCAGGGTGTTCTAACCTAAATTCGTTTCCTGTTTTAAGTACTCATGGTGGAACTAGTTTTCAGGCTGCTTGGGAGGGTTGTTCTAAATTAAAAACATTTCCATCTTTAAGTGTACTTAATGGAACTAATTTTCAGTACGCTTGGAATGGGTGTTCTTCATTAACAGCTTTCCCTCTCCTTAATACGGCAAAGAATACTTCTTTTGCCTATACTTGGCAAAATTGTTCAAGTTTAAGTTCTTTTCCTCTTATTAATACAGGTGTTGGAACAGATTTTTCATATGCTTGGTATGGTTGTGAAAATTTAGGCTCCAATCCAGCTTCAAGAATTTTTCCTTCTATAAACACAATTAATGCGACACAACTTCCGGGCGCTTGGCAGAATTGTAAAAATTTAACGGTTTTTCCTCCAATTAGCACAAACAATGTAATTAATTTTACGGGGACTTGGGCGAATTGTGAAAGCTTGAGTTCTTTCCCTCCTATTAATACAACCAACGGCACGGCTTTTGGGGATACATTTGCAAATTGTTACCGTCTTTCAGCTACTCCATTCCCCCAATTAAATTTAAATGCGGGTGGGCACAATGCATTTAGAATGTTTGATAATGTTAAATTACAAACTCAGTCATTCAGTGCATTATTGACTGGGTTATCTGCAGGCAATTTAAACACTAATGGGATTTTTGGGGGGGGAAAATCTAGATACAATAGAGGTGCTTTGTCTGCTGTTTTAGCACTTGCTCAAGATAGAAATTGGGCTATAGATTCTGGAGGTTATGAACCTTCAGTATCTAATGGTACTACAGATTGGACAGCTACTGCAGGATTAAGTTCTAATGCTGCTATTGCTTATAAGCATATACAATATCAAAAAGAATATCCTTATGGTGGTGCATTTTTTGCTCTTGCTTCAGCTGCCTCAATGGCACCTTATAGTTATTCAACAAATGGAGTTAATTGGACTCACAAATCTATCACATCTACTGTTAACGGTACTTTACCTTCACCACTTCGTGGTGTAGCGGCGACTTATGCATCTCCTTCTTTTTATGTATTAACTGAAAATGGGTATGTAATTCGCTCTACTAGTGATGTTGGAAGTGATCTTTGGAATGATACTTTAACTATAACAACTTCTGCAGATGCTCCTTGGGTAGACATCACTACAGGCCCTACTGCCACCACAGGAAATTTCCTATATTTTATTTGTGCGGGTTCTATTGTATCCAGAATTTGGTCTGAAAATCTTTTTTCCGAGGATGCTCAAACTTTACCAGTTTATCAAAAATGGAATAATATTGAAGCAGCAAACAATTCATCAACGGTTATAGCAGTCGGCAATGGTTTATATTGCGCCAGGACCGCCGATTTCGGTAATACTTGGACTGCTATCGCAATGCCTACCAATCAAAATTGGAGAAGTATTCAATATGGTCTTTGTGAAGATAATGTTTATCGTTGGGTCGCTGTTTCTTCTGGTGCTACCGCTGGTACAGCAGCTGCTTATTCAGAAGATGATGGTGTTACTTGGACATCAGTAGCATTACCCTCAACAGGAGATTGGTTGTCTGTTGCTTATGGTGATAAAACATTCGTAGCAGTTAAAGGTGGTACATCAGCGGCTTATTCTTTTAACGGGAAAACATGGACTGCTATTACATTACCTACAAACTCTACAGCTACAGAAGTCACTTATGGTAATGGAAGGTTTGTAACTATTCCGAATTCATATTCTGCAAGTTTCGTTTCTTATGCTCCAGATACACCAGTTTAAAATAATTTAAAATATGAATACATTAAAATACCCACTAACTACTAAATATGTTGTAATACACAACGGAGAGGATTTTTGTAAATGTGTTACCGTTAAACCAGATCAAGAATTTTTAACTGGTCAACCTTTTATGGATGTATTTGATTCTGAAGAAGAAGCTAGAAATACTTTTCCTCAAGCTTTTGAAAATTTAGAGACTTCTGCTAACGAGACCCCAACCAATTAACAGAATTAGCTACTTGTACTTCAGTAACATCGAAGTAAATGGGATGTGTTTCTGAACCACATTCTACATTTATAGCTATAATTTTTCTTAAACCTTGGCGACCGGGAATTAATCTATCTAAAGGGACTTCTCCTACAATAGCATAATCCCTTCCTTCAAATTCTTTACCAATTACAAAATGAAGAAATTGGTGTAAATCTTGATGTCCTACTTGTTCTGGTTTAATGAGATAAGCTTGCATTTGTATATTTAAATCTGTTTAAAAGAATAATCCAGGATAGAATCTATACGAAAAGATCGCCAAGCTTCTTTATCCAAATCCCATACTCTTATGTTATTGGGATTATCTTTAATGGTTGGTTTATTTTCTTCATTAACCATTTCAGTTTTAGGGAGAAATTGTGTAGACAAAGTGCAATTCATTTTACGAATACTTTGGTCTACTTTTCGAAATTCGATAATGGCAGTTGAATTTTTAAGTTTTTCTTTAAGAATTTCTTTAGTAATCATAGGTGAAGACATATAATAGAAAATAAAAAATATTTTTCAACCTTGAATTTTATTATTTTAATATTAGATTATATCTATGAAATCATTAATAATAGACGGTTCTAATTTATTGTTTAGAGTTTATTGGATCGCTAATTCTAAACCCCGATATGTTAATTCTAATGGAAATTGGACTGCACCTGCTTATCTTTTTTTAAAGTCTTTAAAATCCTTACAAGATAAATTTAAACCAGAAGAAACCTGGCTTTGTTGGGATAAAAAAATAAATTACCCTTCTACCAATTACCGAAAACAATTAGCTCCGGAGACTTATAAACAAAATAGAGATAGTGATTTAGCTAATAAAGTACACGAACAATATGACTTAATTGAACCTTGGTTAGAGACATTAGGAATTAAACAAATGTATCCTTGGAACTTAGAAGCGGATGACATTATATCCTGGCTCTCTAAAGAAAAATGTATTTCTTCTGTAATTGTTTCCGTTGACAAAGATTTACTTCAATTGATAGACGGTAATACTTCTTTTTTTGATCCTATTAAAAAGAAATTAATCGACTTAGAAAATTTCGAAGAAGAGCTAGGAGTTAAAGTAGAAGAATTTGTAAATTATAAAGCTTTACTAGGAGATAAATCCGATAATGTAGATGGCATTGACGGATATGGAGAAGTTAAATCTAAACGATTAGTTACTGAGGGGTATGAGGGTATTGCTAAAAAATTATCAAATGAAGACAAAGAAAAATTTGATAAAAATATTCAAATTGTTAATCTTTTAGGTTCTTATAATAAAGAACAAGGCGAGGTAGAGTGTTATGAAAAACAATATAATGAATTAAAAAATCTCAAACCCAACATTAAAAAGTTTGAAATTATGTGTCATGAATCTGAGTTTTTTTCTTTTATTAAAGCTTTAGACTCATGGAAAGACTCATTCACTAGAACACAATCTCTTTTAAATTTAATTCATCAATTATAATCTTCTAATTGTTTTTTTATAGACAAAAATTGTTCAGCCGATATGTTTTTTTTAATTATGTTTATTATATAAAGCTGTAATTCTTTTTTTGTTATTTGTTCATTTCCTAACTGTAAGGCTACTTTTTTACGAAAATCTTCATCGTACTCAAAATCAATACCTATACGATTATTACCATGAAAATGCAATTTACCTATTTCTAAATGCATTTTTTCCTTCTTTTCTTTTTTTTAGAATTTTTTAAAACAAATTGATAAACTTTGTCAGATAGGTATTTTAAAAATCTAGCATTGTGTAAAATAGAACAATTATTAATTAAACGAGATTCAGCATACAAAACCATAGTTTCAGACCAGTCAGGATAAAGATAATGTATACACTCATGGTAAGCAGTGCGTAATAACACTTTACGAAAGTCTACTTCTAGAATATCTTCCTCTTCTTTACACCAACCACAATAACGCAATTTTTTAAAAATTACAAATCCTGGAGGTTTTCGTTTAATTAATCTTAAACATTCATTGTAAATTTTTAATATATGCTTTTTATTTAATTTGTGCATATGTAAAGTATTTAATTAAAATTATATAATAAGTGAGGATTTAATCACTTTTAATTAAATATATCATATGTTGAATCCCTTAATAGGTCCTGGTGGATTTAATCCAGAAAACAAAAAACATTTACCCTTTCCTTTAGAAAATATAGAAGAGGATTTTGCTAATGTGTATTTTGAATTAGATAAAATACGAAAAAGAATAGAAGTCACCAAAAGAAATAATGTTGTTAATTTAACCCCAGCAAGGATTAAAAAACTTAAAAAGATGCAATTTAAAATTAATACAACTATGTCTTTGATTAGGGGTATGGTGAAATCACTGGATACTTTTTGGATTGATTAAACATCTTCCATCCCAGGAAATGTAATCTTAGTCAATGGAGTTGAAATTTGTGTAGACAAAAATTGCATTTTAACTCCACTAATTTGGTTACATGATTCACATTTAAATTTATTTTCTTTGTTTAAAACAATAGGGACAACATTTGCTATTTGACAATAAGCACAAGACAAATTGATTGAGTGTTTAGAAACCGCTTCTAAATGTTCATTTAAAATTTTAGTGGATTCTAATAGATCTCTTTTTTGTAAAATAGTATTAACTATAGCAAATATTACCAATTGAAGTATAAAGGATAAAATAAAAAATCCCCAAAATTTTTCTAAAATTAGAAACCCTGCAAATCCTATAGTAGTACTCACTAATATAGTAAAAATAAAAGAAATTAAAATAACTAAAAATTCAATTTTTTTAAACATGTATTATATCTTATTATAAAAAGAAGGGATGTCACCAAAAATGACATCCCTTCTTTAATTTTTTTTATATTAAAATGGTTGATTTTCGTCTTTTATTTTTAAAATTTGTGGTGTTCGTTGACTGGATACAGCAGAGGTTTTTTGCACCTTAAAACGAATTAATGTTTCTGATTTAATGGGTGTTGAAATTTGGCAATTAAACTGTTGGCGAATTTCATCTACACTTTTTCCTTGTTTCAATAGTTTACGACCCTCTCTGCCAATATACTGTTCTCTCAGAGCTTCTACAGAATCAAATTTATATTTTTTAACCTGATCTTTAAGATAATTGGGTGTTCTGACTAAGTCCAAACCTGTCACATTGCATTTGATTGTATATTTGTTTTTCATTTTAATTGTTTGTATGTGGGATGTCAACAATAGCTGAAACCTTTTCATAAATTTTATCGGTAGCACCATCGACATATTTCATCAAATCTAGAGGTTTAAGTTCAATGGAATCAAAAGAAACTCCTTTATCTTCACATTTATCACCAATAATGTTAACAGCTTCTTCCAAAGCAGACCAACGACAAAGTTGATACAAAGACATTTCATTAATATTAACTGTATTTTTCATATAGGTTGTTAATATAATATAAAAACATTAAACATATCAACCTATTTTTCAAAAATAATTTTATTAGCAACAGCGACTTCAAAAACGTCTTCAGGTAATTGTTCTACAAAATCTAACAAACCAGAACACACTGCTTCTTTAAATTCATTTTCAATTAAACACAACACATATCGATCTGGTAATTGCATAAACTCAAAAATATTATCATCTTTAAAATTTAAAAACAATAAAAAGATACCTCTTCTGTGTTTCGTAAAAGCGTATAATCCTCTTTCAATTGGTCTGGAAACTTTTTCTTTTTTATTAAAAAACATTTTTAAACTATATTAATAAAAAAATGTTTAAAATCAATTAAATTGTGACGCCGATATCCTCTACATTATATACAGGAATTGCGTAAGAACCATTATTGACATTTAATATCAAATAATTTCCACTAAGTCCTGTAACTATAGTTTGTCCCATTATATTCATACCATAAGCAGACAAGCTACCATTAATTAAAACATCTCCATCGGAACGAATCGCCAAACCCCCATTAGATGTTGCTAAGAGTGCTAATTCATTGCTTTCAAATGTTCCTGCTATGTTAGATTTAGCACTAGAAAATTCAGGTTCAGCTCTAGCAGACAAGGTACCAATCATCACAAAATCACCCAAAAATGGAGAAAGATGGGATGCAATAGGGTCATGTGAAGCGTCGGGATAACGAACATCGCTCACTGAAGTACTATGATGGTTATGACGGTGATATTTAGAATGAAACCTATTAGACATATTATGTTAATATTTATGACATAATCCAATAAATAATAATAATATTTTGTATTATGTTTTTTGCTTTAGTTGATTTCTTTTTAAGAATAGAGTATGTTACTTTAATTGGTGCATTTTTAACGGGTATAGCTGGACCTATTTTAGTTCTTTTTATAAGACACGGGTTGAATAAAAAAATAACAGAATTTGAAAAAAGAAAAAAAGAATTTGCTCATGTTTTACAAGTACAAGAAATTGTTAATGAATCATTAAATTCTTTACAAGAAAAATATAATTTAGATCGAATTTGGTTAGCTCAATTTCATAATGGTGGTAATTATTATCCAGGTAATAAGGGAATGAAAAAAATGTCTGTAGCTTTTGAATCAACCGCACCTGGTATATCAGTAGACATAATGAAAATGCAAAATTTACCGGTTTCTTTCTTTTCGAATGCTTTGCAAAAATTAAGTGCCGCAAGTGAAAATTATATTATAAATGTAGATACAGAAGAAGATCAAGCTTTAAAATCTTTTTGGGAAGCAAGAGGTATTAATACCGTTTATTTGTTTCCTATTATTTGTATACAAGGAGGGTTTATTGGGGTTTTAGGTATTGATTTTATCAAAAAAGAAGGATTTCTTAATGAAGATTCTTTTGATGTTTTAAAGAAAGAAGCCCATTTATTGTCTGGTTATATAGCTCTACTGACCAACGAGGATAAATAATTATATTATGAAACTTCCAGACTTTGCAGAATCATTTATAGTTAAAATGGCTATTTCTAAAAGTGGACCATTAATTATGAAGGCTACTACAGGTGTTGTAGCTGCAATTGTCGCTTATTTAGCGCAAAAAGTCCCTGGTATTGAAATATACCTTAACGAATATATATTAACCGGTATTCTTTGGATGGGTATTGATTATGCTTACGGATTAATTCCCGAATCTATTAAGAAAAAATACGGAAAAGAAATGCAAGAAATTTTAAACCAAAACGGTGCTAGCATAAAAATTGATGGTTATGTTGGACCTGAAACCGTTAAAGCAATTAATCAAATTAAAAAATAATCATGAAAGCAATAGTATCTAAAATATTAGGAGTGTCTAAATCATTTATTAATTTTATTTGGCCCTTAATTACAAAACAAGCAGGCGCATCGTTAGCTATACTTCTTCCAATTGCGTATCAAATTGTTAAAGAATTAGCTAAAAATAACAATTTAAAAAATCCACAAAAAAGAGAAGAAGCATTTAAACAATTAGCAACCGAAGTTAAAAAAGAAGGAATTGAAGCAGGTGATTCTCTTTTAAATCTTGCGATCGAAATGGCTGTTAATGTTTTAAAAGACACACTCAAATAAAATATGGAAAAGGATTATTCAAGATTTATTAATAATCCTTCTCAACTTCGTGATGATAGACCTTTTTGGTTAAGATTAATATCATCTTTAAAACTTTCTTTTTTTATAGATTCAAAAAAAGAAAAAAACACAGATCAAATTAAAAGAGGAGTGGGTGTACAAATTAAAGGAGGCGTTGAATTTTAATGAAACAATTTTTTTTAAATTTACTAAAAACACTTTTTCAAAAAGAATCTTTTGATGTCAAAGAATCAATATCAAATAAACCTAAAAGAACATATTTAGATTACGATTGGTCATCTGTTATTGAATTTGAAACTGGTGGTAAAAATTATTATGAGAAATTTTTAAAACATCTTACTTGGCCAAAAGGAGAATCTGGAATAACTATGGGTATAGGTGCTGATTTAGGGTATATGTCTAAAGAAGAATTTGAAAAATATTTTTCACTATATTTTACATCAGATGAAAATATTTTAATTAAAAGTGTTATTGGGTTAAAAGGAGAAAACGCCAGAAAGGTTTTACCTAAAGTAAAACATATAGAATTGTCTTGGGCAAATGCTTCTGAAGCATTTGTAAAATGGACCTTACCTAAATTTTGGGAAATGTCTAACAATCTTTGGCCTGGATTAGATCAATTAAAAGAAAGTGCTCAAATTGCTTTAGTAAGTTTAGTTTTTAATAGGGGGGCTTCTATTAAAGGTTCTTCTAGAATAGAAATGAAAAACATTAAATCTTTAGTGACGACTAAAGATTATAAAGGAATCGCCAAAGAAATTCGAAACATGAAAAGGTTATGGCTCAATAAAAATTTAGACGGTCTTTTAAAAAGAAGAGACTCTGAAGCAAAGATGATCGAAAATTGTGTTTAATGTATTAATTCTTTAATAATAGTTTTAAAATACAACCATTCTCTTAAACAAAAAAGATAAACAATTTCTGGTAAGTTTATTGTAAAATAATAAACAAAAAATAAAGTAAAAAAGATTTTCTTTCTCATAATTATTATATAATGAAAAAATTTGATTTAGTCTATTCTCAATTATTAAAAGAATTTAATGTAGAAGATCGTAACGACCCTTCTTTTTATGATTATGTAGTTATTTTATTAAAACAACTTCGTAGTAATTCCAATTTAATTGATCCCAATAAATTATCAGATCTTCGCAAGACTGCCATGGAAGTAATTAAGAAAGGTTATTATCTTTTTAATGACGAAAAAAATAGCATTTCACAAAAAATTGAATTTATTTTTAAAGGCGGAAAAGACAATAATAAAAAAACAGAGGATCAATCTGTTAATAATTTAATAGTTAAAATTAGTTCTATTCCTCCTAAACCGGAAGAGAAAGCAAAAATCATAGAAGACACTTATGATGAATCTTCTATTTCAGACATTGTTAGTTATTTAGAAACTAAAAAAGTTGAAGCGGAGACTCAAGCAGCTGCAGGTACAGAAACCCCAGCTCAAGTAGGAGAAACCCCTTCAGCTCTCCCAGGGGGTGCTCAACAACCAGCTGATACCTCCCAATATCTTAAAGGACTTTAAAGAACAGAATCTTCAAAGTCTTCAGGATCTAAATCTTGAATTTTTTCTTTTAAATAATCCACAGCGTATTCAATTTCTTTAAAGGTGTAGAATTGATTTTTAAAAATTTCTAGAATAGCTTCATCAAAAGCAGTATCTACATAACATTCAATTTCATTTTTAGTAAGTGACATATTTTTTTTTCTTTATTTATCACTACTTACACATATTTTTGAGAAAAGTTTTTTTATCATAATAAAAACAATAAATGATGAATCTTCCCTTTTCATTTATACAAACTTCATTATCTTGTTTTTCGATACCCCAAAATGCCATTTCTTCTAAATAAATATCAACTAAGTTACAAACTACCATTACATAATTTTTATGCATGTGTAGTGGCAATTGAATTACATTAAACCAAAAAGGAATATTTTTGTAATCAAGATCGTTTACGTATTTGGTGTAACAAGAAGTAACCCCCAAAAGAATACATTTTTCTTTTAATTCTTCGTTAAAATCAAATGCAGTCATTCAAATCTTTACAATTTCCCTCCGATTCTACAAGTAGCATTCTCCCCCAAAAGATTATGCCACGCTTCTCGAACTTCTTCTCTCAAAATTTCTGCAGAAGATTCTTTAATAGCCCCTGTCCTAAAACCCGAACAGGTCAAATAATTCAAAAGACGACGAACCCTCCAAGGATTTTCTTTATCCACTTCAAAATAATTTCGCATTCTTTGAACACACTCTTTTCCTCTAATAGCCCATTTACCTTTCAACCAAAGACGTAGACTTTGCCATTCTGGATCATCCACTACGACTTGAATGTTAGTAGCTTTAACCTGACGCGCCAATTCCTGTGTTTCTTTTGTAATCATACTTTATAAATTAAAAAGGATTTTGAAATTTTAAGCACGCTTATTTTTTTATATTTAAAAAATACATAATTTAAAATTCAATTCCGAAATTAGTGAATGCGTTTAATCGAATGACTTTTCCGAAATGGTCATAATCTTTATCAATAGTACCCCCCAAATACCACATGTATGTTTTGTGATTAGGTTCGAATAATTTAATTTTATACTCAGAATTATTTAAATTTATTAAAGAACTGGAGGAATTTTGAATAAACTTTCCGGATTCAGTAAAATTTGATGCAAAAGACACAGAACAAAACAAAAATAAAAAACACATTAAAAAGAAATGCATAAATACAATTATATGAATTTTAAAGAATTTACAACTATTTTAAAGGAAGCTAAATTTAGAGAGACACCACCCGAATTAATTAAACAAGTTAAAAAATTAACAGAACTTTATATCAATCAATATAGTAGTAGTAATGAAGATAGTGTAAAAGATCTTATTAAGAAAGGTAAAATTTTAGAATTTAATAAAAATAAATTTTACAGACCTTATTTCGAACACTTTTTAAAAGAGGATGATGAAGATCTTGCTTCAGTAGAAATGCCTGATTATTTTGCTCCCAAATTCGGGTCCTTAACTGTTATGGATTTAGAAACAGGAAAAAAAGAAAAAATTCAAGTCATGTGTGTTTATGGTGATGTCACAGATGCTTGGGCTGCTTATAGTGATAATTTTCATACCATTAATTTATATGATGAAAATTTAAAGACTTTATCACCCGCTTTAATTGAATCAAAAATTTTACATGAAGCTACTCATGCCTTTCAACAATATAAAGGTGTTTCTGATAGATACACTAAAAAATCCAATTCAGGAGAAGATTTAGATATAGAAAATTATTATAAACGACCCATCGAATATGATTCACATTTAAATGAAATTGTTTACAACATACGACAAAAGTTTAATATGTTGACAACTTCAATTAAAAAAGCCAAAGAAGACGCCACTAAAAGAATATTGCAAAATAGATTGGATTTATTTTTACAAGAATTAAAAGTTTTAATTAAAGCAGATCCTGAATCTTACTTTAAACTTAAAGAATTAACTCTACCTTCTTATCTTCAAAATTTTGAAAATTTTCTAGAAACCATTAAAGGAGAATCTTCGGATGAATCACCACTTTGGAAAAAGTTTAAACTTAAAATGGTAAATCTTTATAATGAATTATCTTCTGAAAATCTTTAAAGTTGATAAAAATTAAAAGTATTTTACTATACTTCTAATTTATGAAAGTCAAATTAATTTCTTTAACAAAACCGTTAATTGAAGGCATAAATACAGCTGAAGAATTAATTTCTTATTGTGCTAGGGTTTCTAATCCATCTAATCAACTCAATACAGAAACGGCTCCTAGACTTCTCAAGTATTGTATAGACCATCAACATTGGTCTATATTTGAACAAGCATTTATGACAGTCGAAATTAAAACATCCAGAGCTATAGCAGCTCAAATTCTTCGACATCGTTCTTTTTCTTTTCAAGAGTATAGTCAAAGGTATGCTTCAGCAAATGAATTTGAAGATATAGAGTGGAGACTTCAAGGTAAAACTAACAGACAAGTTGGAGAAGAAGATGTGGATCTTTCACCAGAATTAAAAGACGAGGTTGATGTCGCAATAACAACATGTAAAGAACTTTATAAAAAACTTATTGATAATGGGTTGGCTAAAGAATGCGCTCGTATGATTTTACCTCTTAATACATCCACAACACTCTATATGTCTGGAAATATTCGTTCTTGGTTGCACTATCTTCAATTAAGAACTAAAGAAGACACCCAAAAAGAACATCGTGATATCGCCTTAGAAATTAAAAAAATATTTGTAAAACAATTTCCGGTTACCTCTTGTGCTCTTAATTGGATATAATTATATAATATGAATAATAAATTTGACACATTTTATGAAGCTCTTTTAGGTGGCTTAGCTAGAGGTAAAACTATAGAAGACATCGCTAAAAAACACGATGTAAATTTAGAAGATTTACAAAAAGAACTTGCATTGGGTTCTAAAGTAGAATTAGAACATTTTAAAAAAGAGGGAGAAGAAGCTACTGAAGAAGACAAAAAGAATGCAGAAGTCGTAGCTAAAGACCATTTATTTGAAGATCCCAAATATTATACTAAATTATCAAAGATGGAAAAGCGTAAGGATGGCAATTTATAAAAATATTCAAATTACAAAATATTTTTTAGATTGTAACCCAAATACATATTTTATATTTGGGGATAATCTAGAACGAAGAGGTTATGGGGGTGCTGCAGCTTTAAGAGATCACCCGCATGCTTTTGGGTTTATTACTAAAAAATTTCCAGACAAAAGAGACACCTCTTATTATCATGTAGAAGAATACAAAGAAGTGTTTTTTGAAGAACTTCTCAAGTTAACAAAAACAATTGAAAGAAGACAAGATAAAACATTTTATATTTCTCAACTTGGTGGAGGACTTGCTAATAGGTATCTCATATGGGAAAATTTAATTAGAGATAATCTAGTCAGAACGTTATCTAAATTTGATAATGTGGTTTTTTGTTGGGAAGAAAGTTTAGTTTCTAAGTTGTCTTAAACGAATAACATAAGTATATGTAGTGAGAACGTATACTTTTAACAACGAAATATTCATACAAATTAACGGTGTTATGAGTATGCTTGATGATATTGTTGTCGCAAGAAGGACTAAACAAAATTTCAATGAGGCAATTGATTGGATTAAAGTCCGTTTTGTATATTCTCCTAAACAAAGAGTATTGTTAGATCTTTTAGATAAAGCACAAAATATACAATTACCAGTAGTGGCTTTTTCGTTGGGTGGTATCGCAAGAGATGCAAACAGGACTTGGAATAAATTGGGTGGTTATTATGTATCTAATCCTGATCCCGCTTATGCCAAAAAAGTACAACAACCTAACCCTATTGATATCACTTTAAATTGTTCTATATTAACAAAATATGCGGGTGATATGGATCAAATTATTACAAATATACTTGCATGGACAAATCCTCAACACATTTTAAGTTGGAGAATACCTGGTGTTTATGACCATGAGATTAGAAGTCCTGTAATATGGAATGGGACTTTAAACACTACATATCCCACTGATTTAAATGCTTCTCAAATAGCTCGATATCAAGCAGACACGAGTTTTACTATTAAAGGATGGATATTCAAAAATATACCAACACAAGGAGATGCTAAAATATTTAAAATTAATTCAGATTTTTCATTAATTAATGAATTAACAACCAAATATTCTTTAGATCAAATAGATTCTAATTTCACTGAAAGGGTTTCTATTTCAGCGGTACCTCAACCTCAAATAGTTTTAAATGAATTATGATAAACAAAAAATTTTTAGGACCATCTGTTTCAATAGGGGACGTAAAAACATTTTCTGTTTATGGTAAATCTTTTTTTGATATTTCTGGTTTATTTCTTTCAGGAAGTGTATTTGATAATAATACTTTTTTTAATCCTTTTTCAGCTTCACCTAAACTTTCAGCCCAATATCCTGGATTTTCTGGTATAAAATTAAACACAGATGCATATCAATATAATAATGATAACACCTTAACATTTACCATGCCTTCAGCTTCATCTCCTGGTTATGTTGATGTTATTTTAATGAATGGTGCAGGGTGGGGTAAATTGACTCAATTCGTAATAAAAGATACAATTAACCCATTTATTTCGGGTTCAAATTTGTATAATAATTTTGAACCATATCAAAGACCTTGGAAAAATGGTATTTTAATTGAAGGTACTATTATTTTAACACCTACAGTAACAGAATCTGAGACCCCAACTCCTACACCAACAGAATCTGAAACACCTACACCTACACCAACTAATACACCAACGGAGACCCCAACTCCAACACCAACAGTAACAGAATCTGAGACCCCAACTCCAACTGAGTCTCTTACTCCAACTCCAACAGTTACTCCGACAGTAACAGAGACACAAGGCAATACTCCGACTCCAACACCAACAGAATCTGAAACACCTACACCTACACCTACAGTAACAGAATCTGAAACACCTACACCTACACCTACAGTAACAGAATCTGAAACACCTACACCTACACCTACAGTAACAGAATCTGAAACACCTACACCTACAGCTACAGTAACAGAATCTGAAACACCTACACCTACACCTACAGTAACAGAATCTGAAACACCTACACCTACACCAACGGAGACCCCAACTCCAACACCAAATTAGTTAAATATAATATATGCCACTTTTAACTCCAATTTTATCTACAACTCCAGGTCAACCGTTGTCTTATAGCCCTTCAATGGCAGAGACCTTTTCATGGATACCTGTGTCAGGGAGTGGGAGAGGTTTATTTGCACAAGCAGTGTATCCTATTAATGTACAAGAACAATTAACAACTATTACTAATGTTCTTTGTGCTATTTTAGCTAAACCTTAACAAGTTGTCTCCGGTTGAAATAAAATCTTTAACCTCATTATCTATAATAGGTTGTCCATTGTGAACTATATTAACAACCTCTTTGTATATTTTAAAGGCATGTTTTTCAAAAATATTATTAGCCTGTTCATAACCTAAAGCTTCATACCAACATTGAACTTGTGGGAATTGTGGTGAAGCATGAAAGATACATCCATTATGAAAATTTCCCAACCAACACAAAAGAAAAAGACCTCCTTTAATGTCTTTTTCTTTAACCATAAATTCCCAAAAAACAGCTCTTTCTTCTGGTGCTTTACCAGCGTAACGATTTAATTTAGTCAAATACTGGCCATCCAAAAAAACAATAGAACGACCTTTAGAGGTCACATAATTTTTTAAATTTTCTACATTATTATCATCCATATAAGCTTTACGGATAGTAGGCCATTTAACATTATTTTTTCTCATAGCAAAGAAAGGTGAATTACTAAGAGGTTGTCGGTTCATAGATACTTTTTTGTCTTTGCGGTTATCAATCATAAAACAAAGAATAAAAGAAATTTAAAATTTAGTCAAGATTTAATTTTTGTTTTCTATCAGGCATCCATATACCATCTTCTAAAGAACACTTTTTCCAATCAGATACGTGAGTTTTAAGATCCATTCCTATAATTTGAGAAGCAAAATTGAGAATACGAATGTTAGGCCACGCTATATTTCTAACCTTCAATATTTCTTTTAAAGCTTGTTCCACGGATCTACCAGACATTACCAAAGCTATAATACCAACAGCAGTAGATCTTGAAATACCCGCAAAACAATTTACCCCAAGATTGTGTGGTTGTTCATCTTTTACAAAGGGTTTTAGGAATGTTATTATATTTTGAACATGATGGAGTTGTGGTGCTTCATGTTCTAGGTGCTTCCACCCAATACCGTCTTCGTCTGACCAATCTGCAAAAAATTGATGAAAATGTTTTACGTTCTTTTCATTAAAATTTTTGCGCATTCTGTTAATTTGTTTTCTGTCTTCTTCTCCAACAACAGAAACCCAAACATCATATTCAGTATTGTTTTTGTTGAAACTATAACTCTCTGCGTCACTTAAATTTGTAATTTTAATTTTGTTGATCATTTAATTCTTTTTGTTTTTTTAAAAGAAGTCTACCATATTTTTCAATTGCTTTTAGTGCATAAGAATCTAATTTTTCTAAACAACCATGAGCAGATAACCCACTTTCATAAAAAACAATTTCTTCAATTATTGCAAGTTGTTCATCGGTCATTTTTTTCTTTTTTATCTTTCTCTTTCCAATAATTTTCGGTACCTTCATCGCAAGCTACATAACCATCTTTTCTTGCTTGTTCGTAACACAATGTTCTATACCAACCACCACGCTTGCAAGGTTCTCCGTGTTTTCCTGTTACTTCACAAGTATACACAGACTTCCTTTCCGCTTCTGAAATAATATCATCAATAATATCACTTTGAATATTATTTGCACCATAAACTGTTGTATAGAAACTAAGTGTTCCATACTTTTCTTTAATCTGTGTCGCAACAACCTGAACTTCATCCCCTTCCTTGGAACAGAGATCACAAAAATATTGAAGTTTTTCCATACATTTATCAAGAAGATTATACCAACCGTCATCATGTTCTATACCCCAAGCCATGCAAGTCTGCATCATATCTCCTTTATAATCTCTAAGAATTTTGGGATATTTTTTTACAAGTTCAAGTTCAAGTTTTTGATCCATATTATTCAATAATAATATTTTTTATAGAAATGTCAATAGAAGAAATTTCGAATTAAAATTTACACTATCTTGGTAAATAAATTGATTTAATCTTAAAAAGTTCTTCTTCTGGAGACAGTTTGTAATTTCCATAATACCAAGGAGCTTCTTGAACTTCAAACACTTCTATCGTTTTTATTGTTTTAGGTGTTGTGTAATCTCCTTCATATCCATCAACTAACACTAATGTTTCTGGATCTTGTTTTTGTAGTATTTCAATTAATTCTTTAATTTTCATAATTTTTTTAATTTATAAATTTTGTTTGATTAAATCAAAGTATTGTTTTGGTGTTATTAATTTCTCATCTAAAATAGAAAAAGCTAGAGCAGAACTTTCTTTATGATTGTTTTTAATAGCTTCTGCAATTTCTCTTCGTGATGGGAAATTACGGATTCCATGAACAAATTCTTTTATTTTTTCGATATAATTTTTAGTTTTTTCATTAGCTTCCACTATTTTTTCCATTAAAGAAGAAAGTTGAGTAGCAATTTCAAAATCAAATTCTCTTTCTATACTTTTAAAAAATTCTTCATAAGAAGGCATTTCTTTTTCTATATAATATTCAATTAAATTATTTTCGGAATTTAATTGAGACTTGATTCGATGAATCCAAAGATACCAATCTGATTTAATTTTGATTTTATTTTGACCTTTATTATAGGTAAGAACAATTCCTTCTTCACCTTTCCAATTTTTAACCCAATTAACAATTTGAGAAAGATCTTTTAAATTATCAATTTGATATCTTTTAGGGGTGGGCGGACACCCCAAACCTTTCCAAATTTCTATTAATTCTGCACCATGAACTAATTTTAAATTTCTTTTATCGACAGCACCCAAGAAATAAAATTTTACTTCTTGAGGTCTAATAACAATAACATTATTGGGCGTTAGAATTTCAAAGAGTAACGAATAATGAGAATTGTTTAAAAAATATTCTTTAATCTTGGGATACTTTTCTGTCAGTATTTCAAAGTCTTTGGAGTTTTCTTGAATCTTATAAGAAGTAGTCCCCCGAGTTCTCATATTAAATTGATTATTGACAAAGTCAGCAATCAACAGAGAGCCGTCTAATTTAGATTCTACACACCAATCATTAAAATTTTGAGGATCAGGATAACACTCTGGTTTTTCATTACAATTAAAAAATTTAGGAAACCCACATGACAATACTTCTCCCTTTTTATCTACAATAAGAGAACGAAAATGAAGATTATTAGAATTCCATTTAGCATCTATTTGAGGGATAATTAAATAACAATCCAATCCACAAAAAGTTTGAGGATTAATATGAAAGTATCCTTCTTCTATCGGTAAATTGATTTTCACTTCAAATGTTAATTTTACTATATTGACTTTAAAAGTCAATTAATTATTGCTGTGATAGGAATGTCAAGATAACCCAAACCACAACGATAATGATAACAGCCATATAAGAACTTTTCATATTTTGAACTCATAAAGTTCATTAATATTTAATAATTTATGAAGGCAATTATTGATTTTTTCATATGTCGAACTGTGGAAATGACCATAGAAATGCCAAGATGGATCACATATTTTAAAAATTTTATCCATATCTTTTCTTTCTTGTGTGAGTTCTTTCAAGAGAAATTCGTCTTCTCCGGCCCAACCATAAACAATCTCATTAAACGATTGAGGAAAGCAAAAAGAAGGAGCGGTATGTGTTATAAGGACGTCGACTTTTTTACATTTATTTTTTTGAAAATTTAATCCTTCATTTTGCCAATAAGAAACATTTAACCTTCTACCCGTTCGATCAATAGAAATAGCACCACCAATAAATTGAATAAGTTTAGAATTATACTCATAAACAGAGTAATCTTCTATTAACTCAAAATATTCTAACCCATAGTTAACGTCTTTAAAGTAATCTGGGTCATCATGATTACCTCGAATACCCTTAAAGTATATATTGTTTTCTTTAAAAAGATGATTAAGCTTAGTCATTGTTTGAAGCTGTCTTTCTTTAGATTCAAACCCTATACCTAAATCCCCCACACTAATCAAATAACAATTTTCTAATTTATTTTTGTCAATTAAATAAAATAATTCCGACCAATTTCCGTGATGGTCACCTAAAAGAATTAAAGGTTTATCATTATCTAATTTTTTCATGAATGTATTTTAATAAAATAAAAATAAAAAACAACAAAAAATAAGGGTTGCAGAATTTAAAAATTTACCATAACATGATCGAGTAATGAAAAAAATATTAACACTTATTGGTTGTTTATTTTGCGGGGGATGTGCTGTTTACAGTGATCCTTCTTATGTTGTTTCAAGACCATATAATACCCCGATTTACAGGGCTCAAACCGGAGTATGGGAACCCCAACGTTATTATGGCAGGTTTCATAGAGACGAAATTCAAATTGCCATGGCTGATGAATTTATTAAAAATGCTCAAGCGAATGAAATAGCTTGTAGTATGTATGGTCCTGGTAATCCGTATTCTGAATCTTTGTGGAGACGTCAAAATCAATTGAGGGAAGCAGGTGCAAGAATTCAAAACCCTTGGAATGGATATTTTCAAAATAGACATTAATATAAAATCATGATCAACAAAACACCATCCAAACGAATCCTTCTTACTAATTCTTTTTTGAATTATTATAAGGTTTATTATAATGATAGTTTGAATTATCTATTGGAAAAATATTCTTTTCAATTACTAGAAGGTACTGGAATAGAATTTCATAATGTTTCACGGGATGATGAAAATTATATTGAAGAAGCAGAAAAAGAATTTTTAAAATATGAGTCTGGAAATTAAAGTTCATCGAGAAACAATTCAAGATTGTTGGTATGAGGTTATGCTCTCACCATTTAAAACCGAAGAAGAAGCTTGGGATTACATAAAAAAATACCACAAATATTATCCAATAGATCATCAAAATTATCGTATCACCACTCCAACCAAAGTTCATTACTTTCGCGGGTGTTTTTGAGTTGACGTTTTAAAAGAAATCTTTTATTTTTATTTTTAATGAATATCAAATATTGTAAGTGTTGTGCTTCTCTTATTGAAGAAGAACGTTTGGAAGTTCTCCCAAATACTTCTTTCTGTGCTCCTTGTGCTCAAAAAATAAATCCAGTAAAACCTAGAAAAGGATTCATGGCATTTGATCATAAAACAGGCGGAGTTCTTCAAGTAATGTCTGCTGAGGATTATGATAAGAATAAAAAGTATTTTATTCCCAATGGAAGTAGGAGTTGTGTTAAAAATTTTAGTAGGAGTGTATGTTCATGAATAAAGAAAAAATAAAAGATGTAGATCTTAAAAAAATAGATGATAAAAATTATATTTTAGAATTTTTCAATAAAGGATATAATATTAAAATAGAAGCTAATGAAGCGGTTTGTTATAGCTTGTTTAGACAAATTAAAAAACATTTAAAACTCCAATGAAAGAAAATACCCTACAAGAGAAGTATCTCAAAACTCTCAAAAATTGTAAAAGCACTATCGGAGATTTACAAATTCTAGTAGAAAAAGAATATTGTAAATTCTCAGCAAACCCTTCTAAGGATAAACAAAAAGAACTTAAAAAAATTTCTAGGATCATGGAAAAAGCTTTAATGGAAATTGTTAAACGTAAAGAATTGAACATCACATGAAAAAAGAAATTGACGATAAAATATACGTTCACCGAATCGCTTTAAGAGATCTTTCTCAAAAACAAGAAGAGATTTTTGAAACATTAGCAAAAGAACTTTGTCTTAATCGTGAAGGGGAACAGTGGATGTTCGATTACATTTATAATTCAGAAGAAGAAGAAAAGCATATTCCTTTTGATGAATATCTTTCTTTTTATAAAGTAAATTATTCAGATTTAATAGAAAAGTGACACCATCTTTCTGTAAAATCGGGTCCATACCTTTTCACTTTTATGCATTTATAGATTCTTCTTTTACCCATAAAGACAATCAAGGCTACCAAGAAGTTATGGTAATAGGATTAACTAGTATTCCAGGTAGATGTTGGGGTCTTTCTGTTATTTTTTCACAAGGAGGAGCTTTGTATCGCCAAATACCCCCTCACGCTTTAACTTTTTCAGAAAATGCTTCTTCTTGGACTTTAGATCAGGCTCAACTTTGGAATTGTTATTCCTATTCCTTTACCACTCTCTATAACCCTATATTAAAGGGTATGAGAATGTCGACTAAAATTCATAATAAAATTTACTATGGAGAATATCTTTTTAGTGCAACTCACATTGAAGATGGTTGGTCAAATACTCCAGAACAAGATAAAGAATTCTTTTTTATTAAATTAGATAATGGTAGATTAACCATTCAACCTACTAACAAAATTACCTTTATTGATAAGAGTTTTATAGATAATACATCTATTGCTTCTTTAAAATTAAATGAAACGGTTTATTCTTGTTCAGAATAATTCGTTGATATTTTAAAAATACCCTTTATATTGATTATATGATTAATAAAATTTATAATGCAGGTCTCATTCTTATTGCTACTCCATTTCTTGTGGTCGGAGGATCTTCTCTTTATACTATGTTTCAAATTGAACCAGTTGGAACTTGTTTAAATCTTTCTTTTGTTTTAGGAGCAGCATTAATTGTTATTTCTTGGTATCTTTCTGATAAAAAAGATAATGAATGAAATAACAAAATTGATACAGCCTTAATTTGTCTTTTGAATCCCTAATTCCCAAGATTCTACAGAAGAGGATTCTTCTTTTTGTAAGAAAACAGTTAAAAGAATTTCTTCATCTTTCTGTCTCATGGAGAAATAATAATTAAAAATTTCTCCAGATTCTTTTAAAGGATAGAGAACTTCATTAGCGACTTGTAAAAGATCCTGGGGTTCTTTCCAATTTAAAGTCGTGAGGCTTTCGATTAAAAGGGTTAAAATGTCTTCCAGATTCATGAAGTATAATTAAAGATAAATATTATTTAAATCCCTTAAAAAAATATGAATAAATTTGATAAAGTTTATAAAAATTACGATCCTTCAACTAAAAAATTAGCTTCTTTAAACTCTAAACAAATTGAACAAATTGATCTGTTAGTAGATTATATCAGCAGTCATCTTCCTTCCTACGAAACCAAACAAGAACAAAAAGCTATCTTTGAAACCCTTATTGAAGAAATTGAAGATGTGATGAGTATCTATCAAGATGGTTGGTAATCTTTAAAATTAAATGATTTAAAGAGGAGTCACAGTAGAAGGTGATTGCCACTGTGAGAAAGGTGGAGCTTTATCAATAAAGTAAGGACCGGGAAAGTTCTTTTTGGTGTAAGAAAAGAGTTGTTTTAAAGCCGGAGAATCTTCAGGATAATCATTGTAATGCCAAAAAGAAATATAAGTTCCATCCATATTGGATTGTTTCGGCATGATGATTCCAGAGTGTTTAGTAGAAATAGTTTGAGGATTACCTAAAATTTCTCGTTCTTTTCCATTCCAAAGACCTAAAACTTCTGGATCTTCAGATAATTTATAAACGTCACTAGGTCTTTCTTTAGGTAATATAATACCTAAATCTTTTAAAGATTTTAACACAAAAGAATGAGTTTCTTCTCTTTCGTTTTTATCTCTTTTCTTTAAGAAAGATCCATTCTCATCTCCTATAAAGAAAATAAAATTATTGTATCGAGAGTCGAGACGATCATAAACATTCGCCACAATATCAGGATTTTCTTTTAAAATAGAAGAGACTAAAGAATCAAATAAGTTCATATAAGGATTAAGAATTAGTTAAACGATTAAAGATTTCTTTAAGCTTTTCAAATTGTTCTAAAGATTCGGGAGACCAATGTTTATTAGGTAAAAGATCTCCCGCAGTAATTCTTTGAGAGTCTAATTCTCTCATCTTCTGATTTTCTTCGTCTCTATATCGGTTATAGGCTTTTCCTTCCTTATCCAGAAAGTCTTTTAATTCCTTTTCTGCCGAAGCCAAAGCTTGAGACTTCTCTTCTTCGGGGAGATCTTTACTATATTTGATTCTCATAACCGACATATTCAATTCTTGACGACGCTTCTCTACCTCACTCAAATTGTATTTTCTATCTAATTCTTTTCGAAAGGACTCCATAGTATCCAAAAACATATTTTGATTGACTATATGACCTAAAGTAAAGATCAAATCGGTTAAAAGGCCTTCTGGAGTATCTGCATCGGCATATCCATTATGTTTATTCAATTGATACAAAGAATAATAAGACTCTTTATCTTTGAATTCTTTAAGAGTCATTCCTTCAAAGTTCTTTAAAAAATCTTCTAAAGATCCGGATTGTTTAACACTTAGAGCTAAATCGGATTCCGATATACGAATCCTTTGATAAGCTTGTTCTAGAAGTAATTGATCTTGAGTTTTCATGAATTAATGTATTATTTAATCTCTTTAAGCTGGACTAAAAAGTAAATATACTAAATAATAAAATGAAATCCTTTAAAAACTTTTACTTAGAATCTGCTCCTTATGTGGGGAATTGCACTAATCTCTTTGACGGAGATACGGGAGAATGTGTTCTAAGAACCTTTAGAGACGTCAATGACTTCGCCGAACAAGAAGAATCCTTTAGAGAACAAGCGCAAGAAAACCCTAATCTCTTTCTTGATAGAGAAGAATTCTTGTCTTTAATTAATAAACCTTCTGACTTAGATCTTAAAGAAAATTGGGAATATTACTTCTATCCGGGAGAACCTAATGTCTACGTAGCTTATGATCCCGAGGAAGACATTCACTACTTCTTTAGTAAAAATTAAAATGAAATTCGATTCCTTAATAGAAAAGATATTAAAAGAAGACTTAGATGTAAGCCTTCCTCATAACTTTAATCCTTATTCGGTAGATTCGTGTATGTATGCTGCAGAACTCTTAACTAAGAAATTATTAGATCAAGGAAAGAAAGACTTTCAGGTCATAGAAGGATTTATTAAGATTAAAGGGATCGAAGGAAAGTTTATGCATACTTGGATTGAAACTCCAGAAGGAAAGATAGATCCCACTATTAAACAATTCTTTACTAAAGACGATAGTGATGAATATATTAAGAGTAAAGTTCAATATATTGTTAAAAAGAGATATAAACCGGAAGAGTATCAAAGCCTCTGTTCTCAATATCCCGTAGACCCTTCTAGGCATTTTATTAAAGAAAAAGAATAAAAAATAGGGATTTTAAAATGAAATCCAGGTTTTTTATTATTCTAAAATAATAAAATAAGTAAAAGATAAGAGGGTTTTCCTCCAGAGAACTATATAACCTCTTATTAGATAGTGTTAGTCATGAATTACAAGTTATATAGAGCTTTTCTCCACTTTAAATGTATTATCAAGAACCCTAAGCACTGGAGATTCTACGTCAAAGGAATATTAAGAGAATTAAAAATAACAAAATAATAAAGGAAAAAG